TAACATCAAGTACTGGTCTTGGTCCTATTCCTTGTTGAGTTTTAGCCCATTTCAGATAATCTTGCACTTCTCTAGGTGTGGGTTTGTAGCGCCGTGCTTCTTCAAGTTCAACTTCTTCTGACACCCCCATAGATTTTTTCCATTTATCACCCATTTTCAAGTCCTTTCTTGATTTAGCCATAACATAGTCACCGCTAAATTTTGGATCGTGTCTTTTTATTTTTACTTGTCTTTCAGTACCCACAAAAGCAACTTTACCTTTTTCAAAATTGCCCTTTATGAGATACCAATAAAATACTTCTTCTGTTATAAATGATTTAAATGTTTTCATTTTGACCAATTCTTTGCTGCTGTGAAGTTTTGATGTGCAAATTCTAGACGATCTACTAATTTGACGGCTTTACCCAAACGGTCTATCGCCACAAATCCTTCTGGTTGTGTAACTCTATATCCCTTATCAGTACGAACAAAGGTATCCATAACTCCTTTAGACTTCTCTAACTTTCGTATAATCAAATCCTTGGCTGTTACAAGGAGATTTTGCATATCAAAAATCTTGACTAATTGACTTGATTTGGATCGAAAGAATTTCATCTTATCATCCATTGTTTGCTGTTTAAGTTTTTTAGTCTCTGGTCTTTTTACTCTATCAACATCCGCCTTGAGTTTGTCATAAACATAAGCGATTAATCCTCTAGTATGTTGTCTGGTATTGGTAATCTTTTCACCAGCTCTGACTTTTGTATTATTGAAAGTCTTGATAAGTTCGTTGTAACCAGAATCATTAACAAGATTCAGAACCATAGAATCTAAAGTATGAAAGGTTTTTCCTGCTTGAGATAATATACCAGTTATTTCTCTCGTTTCAGCCTGATTGAAATTTATAGTTCCAGAAGTATCCTTGTAACTTGCGTCTGAAAACCATACACTTGAAGATTTACTTAACCCTCTAAGATTAACAGAGAATGACGCAGACATATCTTCCATCGTTTTTCCACTATAGGTTGTGTGGAAAACGATCCCCATTTTAGAAGATAATATCTGCGATGCACTCTCCATTGGAACTGCATACATTATTGTATTCGGTTGGAAGGTTACATATTGTGTACCTTCTATTGTTTTTTTCTCCAAGTCATCTTGTGTAAAAAGCATATCGCCTTGGAGTACTTCTTTAATACCCAACTTAGACAGTTCTGTGAGTGCGACCTTGAGTTTTTGGTTAAGACCACCGGCCGGATGGTTACGGTCAATGTCTTCATGAGAGTAGTTGATCTTCGCATTCTTGTTGAACACTCCCTTTGTACCAACAAAGAACTGATCATTTTCAGGGTTAATTCCCGCGAAGACTGCTGGGGCACCGTCCCACTTAACTGTCACATTTACGCTGGATTTTGAGTTTCCAGCGAGCATATCTCTCAGGGATTGGAGGAAGTTAATCGCTCCTCTTGTTCCCGCTACACCATTATTTAGAACTTCATCTTCTAGGTGTTCTAAATGTAAATTTTTTGCCTCTGTAAGGAATCCATCAAAACTAAACAAGATATCTCCTACTAATTAGTCCCTCTAGAGATTGATAACCTTCAGTCTTTTCTCCTTTTGATGCTCGTTTCTCATCAATTTTACCTATAACACAATCTCGCATTGCACCACCAAAACCACTAGCAACTTTTTGTCCTGTTCCAGCAGTTCTGAAAGTATCTTCTGCCAAAACATGCTCACCATTCGCATCTTGTATGAGAATATTTCCATTTTTTTCATCTATTCGAGCTCGTTTTTTTACATGCTCTTTTAGAGCGTCCTTATCTTCTGGATCACCCTCATATCCACTAAGTTCAGCCAAACACCCTCTAATCTGACTTGGTTGACCAGCTCTAATACCCATTTGAACAATCATTTTACCATCACCACCATCAATGTAACTATTGAAATGCATTGCGTCCATAACAGTATTAACATACCCCTGAGTATGGGGCCCATTATCTTCACCAACTTTTGGTCTTTCTCCTTTACCTTTAGGATTGTCGGCTGTATAGATATCTTTTATTACTTGTTGGTGAGCTTCAGATACCGCATCTTGTTCAGCACGTTTAAGTTCTATGCATTTTTCTAGACTACCACCTCCTTTGGGGGCGTCTCCTTTTTTTGCTTCTTCTCCTAATTTTGTAAATAGTCTTCCAAAAGAATTATAGGTTACTTCCTTAGTATTGGGGGTATCGTCATATTCTGGGCCGGAAAAGGGAGGATCGTCTGCTTTCCTGTCTTTTTCACTTCTCTTTTTAAATACAGGTATGTCTTTACCATCAGAATCTTTATATGTGGGTGGTGGACTATCCGTAGGCTTTACTCCATCTTCTATCTTTTTGTATAGTCTATCATTGGCCTCATCAAATTCTGCTTGTTGTTCTTTAACAAATCTATTTCTCAATTCTAATTTTTCTTTAGCATTTTCAGGCCATTTTCCTGAAGGGGCTTCTATTCCATTCTTTTCCAACCAATTGGTCATATCACGCGGAGGATCGTCAATATCATCTCTATACTTATCATCTTCAAGTGCACTAATTCCCGCTATCAATTCATCATCAACTTTAACTTCAGTACCACCCCTTGAAGCATTCATCTTGGTTTCTCTAACTTTTTTAATATTCGTTTTAAGAGAAGTGGTTACTGTTTCTGCTACATCTTCTCCGAAATCATCTCTAATTACATTAAATCTCCTTGCGGGTGTAGTATTATTTTGTGGGTCTTTTAGGTCACTACCCTTTTTGTTTGAAATTGATACAATATGAGTTCTTGGGGGGTCATTCGTATCTACTCCTACTGTATAAGTATCATGGTATTTTCTGAAATGTTGAAAGTCTTTTATTTCTTGTTTGTAGTATTCTATATCTTTGTCATTTCCTGCTTTTTCCGCTTCAGCTAATTTCTCTTCTAAGCCTACTGCGACTTTATTGTCAATCTCTCCTGTAGATTGTAATGTAGTATGTGGTTTAGAAACATCTAGACCAGTATCTTCTTTTAGTACTTTTCTTGTGGCCAATGTACCATCATAGGCTGTTCTCATCCATGCTTTATAATCTTCTTCTTTACCTTTAAACCCATTCTTCATAAAAAATACATTGTCTGGTTTTGGTGGGTTTTCTTTGATTTTTGCAAGTTCTTGATCCGCAAAAACCTCGCGTGTAGCAAGATAGTCTATTCCTTCTGGTGAATTTGCATCAAGTCCAAGTGCTTCCAAATCATCTTCATCTTGTTTTTTAATTTTTAATGTTTTCTTTTTCTCTTCAATAGCAGAAGCATTTTCCTCTTTGAACTTATCATTATCAAGAGTGTTCAATGTACCACAATAGACGGATTCTCCCTGACTTGCTTTCTGTCCACCAGCACCAGCAATACCTTTAGCTCTTTGATCTTCTAAATCTGATTGAAAATCATTGATACCCTCAACTGATTCTGGATCTGTACCTTGAAATTTTACTAATGCTGGACTTCCGCCAGGAATATTTTTACCTGTAGCTGGTTTCTTTTCTGGTTTATCTTTTTCATCATCTTTTGGTTTACCTACCTTGTCAGGATCACCACCTTTTGCATATACAATGGCCTTTTCTTTAGAATTTTCCGCATTTCCATAACTTTGAGTAGTCTCTTTCCCAGTTTCTTTATCTACTCTCATTCCATACCAATTTCCTCCCTTGTTTCCTACTTTGGGAGTTTGCCAAATATCGCCAGGTTTTGCATCCTGTCTACTCGCTACCTTACCACCTTCTTGTATTCCCAAAGATTCTAAAATTTGTCTATAAGTCGCCATTTTACTCCAAAATTAGGTTACACTATCTACAATATTTATACTTAACTGGCTTTAGGAGGATCTGGATTTGACCTATGTTTTTCAACTTCATGTCTAAAAACATCCGCATGAAGTTCATGCCAACCTTCACAGGTAGTTTCTTCGACCCTAGTGCAATAGAAGGCCCCTGTAGGGTCTTCCATAACGTATATCATGTAATTTTTGAAAATATCACTTTTGTCCGTAATGAATAGGACATGGATCATCGCCCCTTTATCGGGATTGATGTAGTATTGATTTGGCTGAAAAGCCATGAGGGT